TGCCACATTCCCTTTCACTTCCCAATCTTGTTTAGACCAAAGCGAAAGACAGATACCGAATCGCATCGCAGCGTTCCGCAAGAAGTCTCCGACAAGTTCTTTGTCAAGATCAGGTTTATCGGAACGAACCGAACCGACACCGACAAGCGATTTGCCTAACAGCGTGAGCGTTGCCCACATCGTTGCGACACCGTTTGCTTCGTGTATCGCAGGTCTGCCATCAACCCAATCAATCGGTTGCCAGTTCCACATCGGGTCAATCTCAATCAAGATGCGAGTGATTTCTGCGTGGCTGACATAAGCCAGATTGATTCCGTTGCGTGGAATCGTTCCAACTATCTTCGGGTCTGGAGTGGCATATTGTTCCAGCACCGCTTTCAACATAACTGCTTCAGTTTCATTACTCATTTTTTTACCTTCTCCCTTTTTGGTTTATTTTGTTTACTAAGTAAATAAGTTTGAATTACATTAAAATATTGATCATGTTGTTTTGTTTCGTAAAGGTATTCACAAAGTGAATTTTCTTTACATTCGGTTTCGCCTTCGTGAAAAAAAACTTGAACACTTTCAAAAAATCCTATTCTTTCGCATGGGCGTAGATCACTTAAAATAATTAGATTCCCACCACACGAACAAATAACAGACAACTTTGCTGTCATTTCTTTGCCTTCTCTCTGTGTGTTCTCATCACACGATAGGGATTACCTTGCTTTTCATATTGCTTAACTAACTCTGGGTGCGCCTCACGCAACGCTTTCGTATCCAACGAAGTCTTACCATCTTGCTGCTTCCACGATACGACTCGCTGACCGTGCAATAACCCGATCTCGTTACCCAACAGCATTTGTGCCAGCGCATCTTTAGCTTTGGCTTCCTGCTCAGCAGCCTGCTTCGCCAATGCTCGTGCTTCTTCAAGTTGTAGAACCCACTCGCCTGCGCCGTTCGGCAAATCAATCGTGGTCGGTGCGACCTGAAAGATTCGTGCGATTGCGTCAGCAGAGAAGTTGTTGATCTCGTCAAGCGGTGCGCTGTTTGTATCAACCCATTCACCGAACACTTCGGCTTCAAGACGCAGAGTGTCAATCGCTGCTGCATTCTCAGGCAACTCAACCACGCTGATACGCAAATCACGATCAAGCACACTGAACCAGACAGGGCATTGAAGCACCGCTTGCTGAGCCCAGCCTTGCCACAACCATTCGGTAGGCAGATCAGATGAATCGTGGATTGAATATCGTGTTGAAGTCTTTGCCTCAATCACGATGCTTGGTGCAATCTCATTATCAACACCGTCAAGCGAAACCGAAAGCCTGCCATCACGATAGATGGTGTCGGGTGTATTGAATGTGTAGCCCAACTGTTCGCTTGCTGCTTCAAGCAAAGGTCGCTCTAAAAGATTGCCACGCCGAAAGATCGCTGACTCTGCTTGCTCAACTGGTTCGTTTAGTTTGTCTGCAAACAGTTCGCCTCTTGTCTTGTATGGCGAAGCGTTCATAAGCGCAGGAATATCGGAAGCCCCGAACACGCACCTGCCTTGCTCATCACGCCATCTTTCAAGTAACCACTCTTTGCTTCCGTGTTTCGGTTTCGGTATCTGTTTCATTTGAACCTCCTCAGTTCGTTTGTTTATGTTGATCTCATTATTACTCAGGGGTGTTGTGGAGTTATCAGCCCCACACCATTTCTTCCAACGCCCAGATTTCTTCAATGTCTGAGAACTTGATTTCAGTCTCACACAAGTTGCCTTTGACGACATTCCAACATTCAATGACAAGGCTGTTCTCGTTCATGCCTACTATCTGCCCGTCATAATCTTTATGACCGTTGATTACTTTGATTAGGTAGTAATCACCGAACTCAAGTATTTCTTTCATTGCTTCAATTTCTTGTTTTTCTGATTTCATTTTGTCTCCTTTAGGGTTTCTCATTTATCTGATCTGCTGGATAACTGAACTTCACAACATCGGCTTTCTCTAACTGCCCTGTCATCAAGTAATCAACTTTGTAGCCCCACGAGTGAGATGAAGTTGTGTAACCATTTATTGATGACCAGTCCATTTGAACTTTCCATCTTGCCTCAATCACATTCTTGAGAGCAACATAAAACGCCTTGCCGTGCGAACCATCACGAATGCTTGTCGGAACGACAGCGTGGCAAAGTTCGTGCGCCAAGACTTCCCAAGCCCAAGCCCCACCCGAAGACCAACGAGGAATCCGAATCAAAACGCCACCATTGTAATAACCGCTACAATCACGATTACGAGCGAACACAATTGAAATTGTAGGTCGTTTACGATTTGTGCCTTGCGGGTGAAACAATTCCCAAATGCGATCTGCTTCTTTGTTGAAGATCGCTTGTCTTTGTTCCATTCGTTTCCATCGTTCTTTCTTTGGCTGCAACTTTGTTGCAATACGCACACGCTTCGCTTTCTGCTTCTGCTGAACAATCGCCGTGCGCTTCTCTCGCTTCTTCTCTAACGAAGGTGCGACACGATCAACCAGCTTGCCCGACTTCGCTGAACAAGGCAGACAGTATCGCCTGACATCGTTCTTGCGTGGTCGGGTCGGTGCTAACAATCCGTCATCGCACTTCTCGCATTTCCATCTCACTTGCTTTGTCATAAGTCCTCCTCTTGAACTTTGGTTGATTATTTCTTCTGTGCTTTGCGATCTGCCTCAGCATCTCGTATCTCATATTCTTTACCGAACTTCTTGAACACATCTGGTCGGGCGTTCATCGTGCGCCTCGCACAACTTTGAGTTACATCGCAAGCATCTGCGACTTCTTTGATTGTTACCATTTGGAAAACATTTTGTTTCGCCCATTCCAAAATGTTTTCTTTATCGTCTGTCCGTGTTTTGCCGAAAACGAATTGGCCATCAAATTGTTTTGACCAACCTTCCGAAACTTTTGCTGTTGCCAATAATTGTTTTTTGATTTCTTTCGGAACGGCATTACGAATCGGGCAACTGATATGCGCCACCCAACACGGAACACCAAATTGATCTATCGTTTTTTTGAACTCGTTAATTGCTTCTTCGGTTTTCATAAGTCCTCCTCTTGAACTTTCGGGCGTTTGCCCGATAGGTCTATTCTACCCCATAGCCAATTTGACAACAAACCGATTTGACCCTATCTACTACAGGTTCTAGGGCAGACGAGGAATTGCCCAAACATTCCTGCGAGGGCAACTCAACTCGTATGCGAAGCGGAGAAGGAGAACACTCCGCACAACTTTTTACAATACCTGATTTATTTTTGCATATCCATCGGCGGATAAAACTTTGATAGAGCGCACCATCTCAACAGGCACAGCCAAAATATGATCACATTCATCGCCAGTCAAACTTTGCGCCAACACAATATGTCTAGGCTTCGCATCAGGCAACAAAAAACCGACACTCTCAACAACCGCAGGCTCAACATCAATATCGGCAACATCAATCCAAGTAGAAGCTACCGAATGAGCATCGTGCCAAATAATCAGCACAATCGTTCCCATAACTCACCAGCCTTCTTTCTTGCGATCTAAACAAAACACTGGTGCTTGAATCGTAATGTTTCTTTCAGGCGTAACAATCGCCAACGCTTGTTGAGGCTGCTCGTGTGAGAAGCCCATCAACATCGCATACTCATCAAAGCCCTTGAGACTTCCGTTCACAATCATTGACGGTGTTGAAATGTATTGATGCCAATGACCAAGCCAAAGTGTTTGAAACGATTTCCCTGTTGCCATATATCGTGCTTGCTTCCTTGCTCTCATTCGCATAATCGGTGGATAGATTCCGCCGATACCACCACCACCAGAAACTTGATCGCCGTGCGTAATCAAATGGCCATGTTCATAAATCTTGATCAAGGCATCAGCCGATTCAGGAATATCAAAAGTAATCCGCTTGTCTGTTCTGAAGTTTCTTTCAACCATCTTCGCAAGCAGATAATCAAAGTTTGTTTTCACCCGTTGCTTCATTCGTGGTTTGCGTGTCGTGCGCCCGTGATTACCAACCACGCTCGTTACATAACATTTGCCGAACTCGTCAGTGAGCAGCCCGATAGCAGCAGCAACCTGTTCAGACCAGAACAACAGCGAGCCAATCATTGTGTCCTCGTTTGTGAGTGCGAGTTCTTCATGGATATCGCCCGTAAAAATATCGCCACCCAAAATAACAACCACACCGTCATAAGTAACGCCCGACAAATAGTGGCGTGAAAGTTTGATCACATTCTGTGTCCACTTCTCTAATCGCATTACAGCGATCTCACGGTTGTAACAGTTCAAGCCTTCCATTTCTTCGGCGTTCACCACTTCGTCAAAGTGTGTATCACTCAATATCACTACGAGAGTTGCAGCAGATGATTTAGGTTTCTTCGGGGCAAGCCAAGAAGGAGGGTCAATGATTACACCGTTCACACGATCAACAATCGCAAGCGTCTTTTCTAACTCCTCGAGTCTCGTGGTCAGTCTGGCGTTCTGATTGTTGAGAGCATCACGCTGTTTGCGAATCCGAATCAAATCGGTATCAACATTAGTGATCTCGTCTTTAAGACTCATTGTAAAAGCCTCTATATCGGTTGATACATTTGCGCCCGATATCAAAGCCACGCTTCTTCAACACACGATAAATCGTTGTCGCTTGAATCGTGTGATCGTTGAGTGCGTCTAATAAATCTTTACGATCTTGCTCATCTAACTGTTCAAGAATAATGTCAATCTTCTTTGGTAATCCGCCTCTAACTGGTGGCGTATCACGGATTTCTTTTAAGAGTTTTCCCACTTGTCGTTCCTTCTCTGTGTTGATCTAAGTGCTTCTCTAACTTGTCATCTACTCTGCCAACCGATTTGAATATCATTCTTAACTGTTGCTGAACTATTGCGTGATCTTCGTTATTAACTCTCGCATTTTCTCTTGCTTCCTTTTTGAATAACTGCATTAAACCTACCAGCACAACCCCAATCGTGCTGATGAGAGCAACGATGATGGCAGCCAACGACTCGCTCATTATGCGACCTGTTGCTTTGCTTTGGCGAACGCTTCACGCATCGCTTCAGGATTATCTGCGAGTAACGGCGCAATCTCAAAGTGAACCCAATCACCCATAGGCGCACCGTGAATCGTTGCCTTCGTGTAAATAGACCAGCCACCACGATCACACCTCCACCCTCTGCCGTGAGGCATCGGGAAATAGTCAAGGATTGCTTCAAGCCCAAAAGCATCAGCGTTCTTGACAACAAAATCTATTGCCTCCATCGCTTGTTTTCTGCCACCTTCTTTGATGCCACGCTTTTCTTTTGCCATAAATCTGTAAGACAGATCGCAGGCACGACCAGTTGCGTGAACACTCATACTTGATGAACCCCGTTTCGGGCGATTCACGAAACTTCCGTTGTTCCAAAGCGCAGGATACAAAGCACACAACTCTTTAATGAAAACTGCTAAACCTTTTCGCTCGCCTTGTGCGAGTCCGTCTGTGTTGCCCGTGTATGGGCGTTTCATTTTGCAGCCTTCTTCTTAGCGATCTGTTTCCCGTTGCCTCCGAAAGCGTCAGAGATTTCTTGTGCAGTCAAACTGCCATCAACCGAAGCCTTCGCCAGTTTCTCAGCGACCTGAGCGACAGCCGTGAACCCTGCGAGTGCTGCTGCTTTCCAAACAGGGATACCGCCAACGATTGCTGAACCTGTAACGATGGCCAAAGCGTTTGCCATAAAGAGTGAAAGTAATCTTTGTGCGATGTCTTGTGCTTTTTTCATTGATCTTCCTTTGTGCCTAAAGTGATAACAGAGTGTATAACAATCGCAATCGCTGTGAGCGTGAGAGCCTGCTTAAAAGTTGTGCCAGACAAAGTGATTAAGACCAGCCCTGTGCCAGCCCAAGTCCAAGTGTTATCGGCAAGATAGTTCAAAACCTTTTTCATCATTTAATCCTTACAGGTGGTGGCATCATCGTGAAAAGACTACCAATGGCGATCAGGCTGCGCCGTTGAGATACGGGAATGTTTGAACCAAGCGCACGATACGACTCAAATTGTGAACCGAATATGTTGATGATGTTTTCAAATGCTTTCTTAACTTTGTTTGGTGCGTTCTGCACCGCCTCAGTTATTGCTTCGGCTTGCGCTTCAGATAATTCTTCAGGTGCGATCTCCTCAAAGATTTGTTCAGCCTGTTCCTCAGTTACAGCAGCCAACACTTCCACCGATGTAACCAGTTCAATCGCCTGCTCTTGACTCACCTTTGTTTCCAAGATCGCTTCCACGATTGCGACCACCTTTTCAGGTGTTGCCTCAGAGATTGCTTCAAGGATTTCTTCAAACACTTCTTCGCTGATCTCGCCCGATTCCTCTGTTTCTACCTCAAACACAGGCTCTACAATCGTTTCTAACGCTTCCGAATCGTCATCTGGGGGTAAGGGTAGGGCTGGCACTGTTTCGTCAGGCACGGTTGAATCTGATGGCTCTGCTGTAGTGCTGCTCTCAGGTTCAGGTTCGGCAACGGTAGTCTGAACAAATGTTTCTTCTGTTGTCTCTGTTGTTGTGGATTCTGGCAGGCTGGTCGTGGTCGTGGTGGTTTCTAATGTGGTTGTTGTTGTCGTGGGTTCGGGTTCAGGTTCGGTAGTAGATGTCTGAGGTGGCGTATATGGTGCTGCGGTTGTTGTCGTTGTGGTGGGAGGGTTTGTGCTTGTTGTTGTCGTTTGGTTGGTTGTGCTTGACTGAACTTGTGAAGTCGTTGTGGAACTTTCTTGAACAAGGGTTGATGTAGATGCGCTCGTTGTTGTTTCGGGCAAAGTGGTTGTGGTTGTCGTTGCAGTTGTGGTGGTGGTCGTAGATGATGATGTCGTTGAAGTTGTTGTTGTTGTCTCTGGCAGTGTGCTTGTGGTTGTCGTGGTCGTGGTTGTTGTTGTGGTGGTTGGGCTACTACTAGTAGTGAACGCCGAGTCTGGGACTATCGCCCAGCCTTCATCATCAATGTTCCATGCG